CCATCCGTATGGATGCCTAGTATTTTTGCGGGGCTGACCAAAGTGGCAACGGCAGATGAACCAACAGTCACTACACTCTGCACATCCCAACGATTGAAAGAACCGTCATCAGATCGTCTATACATAATTTATACCTTTAGATATTGGTCGGACTGACCTTAAAATATTTGTTATCAGGGTCGTTAAGATACTTGGCGAGTAGTTTTGAATCTTTTAAGATGGCCCCGTTTGTTTCTCTCATCCACTGCTCGAAGACCGTCGGCGGAATTCTCGCAGCGTGATGCCACTCCCCTCTTTTTCCGGGAGTTAGTTTGTCGCCGTAATCGTTGAACTTGCGTTTGTTTGCATCGACTACAGGCTGGGCATCTTCGACGGTGTTGAATGTGATTTTGTCGTCTGCATCGTCAAAGTGCATATCAGTGCGACGATGGACATCCTGTTCTAAAACAAACTTGTCAGACATAGCCTATTTTCCCCACTTTAGGTGCGCCATCGGCAGGATCATTATCAATGTATGCTTTCTTTAGCCATCCCATAGCATCAGTTGGCTCTTTTGCGGAAATGTATTTACCACCCTTCCCTTTAGGGGTAGGTTCTTTTAACTTAGAACTGGGTGCTTTACCCTTTACCATTTTCTTGGCGATGGATTCAATTTCTTTGTCTATAATTTTCATTTGTACCCTTTTGATAAGATGGGGGCGAGTTTCCCCGCCCCCGGTACTTGTTACGCTGCGCAATCAGCAAGAATACCGCTTGATTTCTCGTTCTTAGAAACCAGTCCATATTCAGCTAACAACATTTGCTTGTGAGCATCCCCAGTCTTCGCCAACTCTACAGTCTGGAAAGGACGGAGCCAAGCAATAGCCCAAAAGTCCATATCAAGAAAGAAAACATCTCGATCACGCCAAGCATTTCGGTCCGCTAGAATTTTGAACGTACCGAAGTCGCTGACATATACGTCAACAGCTGCTACAACGTGAGCAGGTGCATCACCCTTCGTACTTGTACGAAGTTCTGACACAGATTGTGCAAGATCAGAAATCGCTTGCTTGATAGTAGGTTTACACAGGATTAAATCGGGATTTCCACCCGCCTCATAACAGTCTTTTATGACTGCCTTAATACCTGCTTCAGTAATGGAGCCTGTACTGGACGCATCGCCCATAGCATCAGTGCCGTTGCCTGAAGAGGCCGCGGGTGAACCACCGCTACCCACAGATTGATAGTTAGTGCCTAACCAAGATTGTAACCCAGCCGTAGCTCTGGCTGTGGTTGAATCACCAGCAACGCGAGCAGTATTATACGTCAACATGTATTCCATGTCGCGTTTCATACGCTTACCGTTTTTGGCTAATTGGTAGGCTTGATGTTTGCCGTGTCCGGCATAATTAACCGCATCGTCAGTTCCAGATGTCAAGTTTACATATTGTGAAATCTGGGTGTAATTTCCAAGTCGCGTTGGAAGTACCCTAGCGGTAGCAGCAATGCTGTCATCGCCTTCAATTTTACGGTTAGCCGCACCAGCGGTAATCGTATCAGTCTGCCATTCAAAGAAAGTATTATCTACAGTCTGTTTAGAACATCCCGACATGAAGGGGGTATCCATAGGAGCGATATTAGAAATTACGTCTGACAATTGTTCGCGGATGGCTACTGACGAAAAAGTCAGTGACGCATTTGTAGCAATTGCCATTTGTTATTCTCCTTATTGGGAATTAAATAAATCTTCCAGCAAAGAGGCTGCGTCATCGACGTGACCAGTTTGCCGTAAGCGTTTCATTTTTGCAGTACTTTTTGCTTTTTTGCTTTCAGACTTTACAGTTCCTTTTCCACTTCTAGCAACCTTTGGCTTATTCTTTATCTTCTTCTGTTTTATGCTAGAAATTTTCCTCTGAGAATCTTCCCAGGCTTTTGCTTGCATTAAAACAAGAATAGATCGATGGTCAACAAGTTGATTTAACTCTTCTTGCGTATAACCTTTAGCTAAGGCAAAATCACGAATTTCAGTAGCAATCGCTTTTTGCTTTTCAGGCTCTCCCCATGCTGGCAGTATACTTACCAATTTAGCATGTTCTTCCTGAATAGTTTGAGAATACTGCTGCTGATATTGTGCTTCTTGCTTTTCGGACTCCTGTTGATAGTTCTGTTTTAGCTTTTCAACTTGAGATTGGGCTTCACGGTATTCATCTCGTTTAGTGAGATATTCCTCCATGTTTTCAACTTTAAGCCTTTCCCAATCAGTGCTTTCGTATTTCGCAAGCGATGACATATTAGTTTCTATCGCTGTTGAAAGCGCACCTATGTACTGCTGTCGAGCTTCCTGAGTCTGAGCAATTTCATTTTGGTAGAACTGCGCTGCCTCATCTAATTGCTTTCGATATTCACTTAACTCTTGTGTTTTCTTTGTATAATCCGCTTGACGAGAATATCCCTTTGCGAGTTCTTCGGCAGTAACCTGGTGATCTTCTCCATTTATCCTTACGGTATAGAGTTCAGGTGTGTCGTCCTCCTCTTCAGTTTCTTCTTCCTCATCGGATTCTTCTGAAACGTCTTCCTCTTCAGATTCTTCCTCTTCAGATTCAGCTTCTTCAGTTTCCTCTTCTAATGATTCGTCTTGAGTTTCCTCAGTAGACTCTTCCTCTTCAGTAGGTGCGGCTTCCTCGGTTTCTGGTTTCTCCTTTCCAGGTTCCAATAAACTGAGTAATGCCTCATGTGCTTCTTCTACACTTCCTTCTTGCGGGGCTGGTTGCTTATCCGCCATAATTAAATCCTCTTTCAGATGAATGGTTGTTGCTGTGACATAACCTTATTCATGTGTCCAGTTTCTACTATGGACGTTATATGTCCATAAAGTTTGTCAAGCAGTCGCATCGCAAGCCAGATTGATTCCCTAGCTTCCAATTCTGAAGAACCACTGGCGTTCCAGCGGTCCATTAAATCTTTTCTTAGTACGTCAAATGCTTCATTGAACAACTCATTTTGTAAAAGGCTTTTCGCCCTTTCTTCCCTATGATCGTCGATCATGTTGCTCCTATAGCTACGGCTCTCTTCTGCTCACGCTCTAATTGTAGCTCTGCCATCTTTAGCTGTGCATCTACGGCAGCTTCTTGAGCGTCTTGTTGCAGCTTCTGAGCCTTAAGCTGTAACTCTCCAGACTTAATCTCTAACTCCTTCTGCTTAATCTGTACTTCCATTTGCTGCATTTGTTCTGCAGGAGTTAATGGCTTTTGCTGCTCTTGTGATGGATCAGTTAGAAAATCATTAACATTCTGGAATCCCATTGCTTTAACAAGTGATGTCCCAAGGTTATACATATTCTGTTCATTAACAATACTAAGTCCACCCCTCATTGCTTCTCCTGCAAACTGTAGCATCCTGGAAAGATGTGCCATCTGTTGATCCTTATTACCACTGCCCAAGGCAACAGATACGGTACAATCATATTTGTCATTCCATGCATCGGGGCGTACTGGTATCCACTCATTTCTTAGACTGATTACTCTTTCGTGATCTTGATTCTTCATTAGAAGTTCATAGATCGTTCTCATTAAATCTTTAACACCAGTCTCTGCAAAGTTCCTAGCTATAAGTTCTACGCGACTCTGCGCTGCTGACATAACAGCATTAACAGCAGTAGCCGTGGTATGTGATGTAAGGGCATTCTCGTTCATACCCTGTGACATCTTAGATACACCAGCCCTGGATTCTCTTACTCCATCTAGGTATTCAAGCATTTGGAATGAATAAGGCTCTAATGGTGGAGTAGCTAAAGGTGTAATAGCATTGGGTGACTTGACTCGAACTACACCGCCTGGTCTTTGCGTGAGCAAATCATCCAAATTCGCTTGCCCCTCTAGGACTGCGTACCTGCCAAAGTTCATGTTGTACATATTGTCCATGAGATTTCGCATCAAGGTACTCTTCATCAACTGAAGATCCATAACCAAGTCTGCCATTGACAGACCAAAGAACTTGTGCGGAATCTTTACTGGAGTAATCGAAACAAATGGGATAGAATCTATCTCGTCATTCTGAAGAACATAACTTCCTACAGTACATACCTTCCTGAGTTCTGTAATGCCATCCCCATTGAAGTCTGTTTTAAGAAAAGACTCATGCAGCCAGTATACCCTTAAAGCCTCTTCTGATTCTGACTCACCTAGATTAAAATTATAGCTATCATCAAACTCAAATCTTGAATCCCTTTCCCCAGTATAGGTAGAGTCTTCATCATTTCCTAAATCTTCTGGTACAAGATTTTTATCTGGATACATCTCCCTTAGTTCAGATAAAGTCTTCCTTACCCTGTGACAAACAAACCTGGCGTTCTGTATTTCCTTTGCATCCCTTGAAATTAGAAACTCAGAAGGTGGAACATTCTCTATCTTTACCCTACCAGTTACTCTATTCCTAGAGACAACTACATCATTATACATCTGCATATCATCTTCTTGATAAGGAGTGTGCTCAAGAATTTCTACATCTGCATTAGAGATAAGAATACCAAACTCCATCTCATCTAAATGTCTATACTCTTCCCTTTGTGAACCCTCATACTCGTCCCACCATACCTTGACTATACCATTCTTAGATAAGAGAGCATCAGTGAACCAGGAGTACAAAATCTCCCAGCCTGGATTGTCTTTTGTAAAAACGTAATTAACGTAATCTGTAGCCTGTTCAGCCATCTTTACGTCTTCTGGGCCATGAGGATTGAACTTGACCATCTCATCACCAGAAGCAAACACCCTCATTAGAGAAGGTTTGATCCACTCGATTGTATCCTGAACAGTAGAGTCTACGAACTGGCTACGCCCTTCCACCTCATTCCCAAAGGGCTGACCATAGTAATACTCCATCGCTCTCTCACGATGTTCTGAAATCTTATCACCATAGCCAAGAGCATCAGTAACTTCTGTCTGTATTCTTGCTACCAGTTCTTCTTCAGTAATTTTTTGAGCCATTAAATAATTCCGTAGTTCCTGTATTCAACATCTTGTGTCCATGCTGGGTCTTTTCCCGCAACTGCATATCTTTGCGATTGAAAAGCATACCTTGTTGCTGACATTAGATCGTCCCTAAGAGGAACCACCTTATTATCCTTCCTATGATACATCCTGAACTCCTCAAACCAATCAGAAAGTGTTGAAAATACCTTGAATTTATCAGCTTCTATGGCCTGTAACATAGCCATTAAGCCCTCTTCTATTGAATTAGAACCCTTATTGTTACCTAAAGCAGGTGGATTAGTGAAGTGTTCTAGTAAAAAGTTACATCCTAAGTTCCTATATTGGTCTGCCAGACCTGGATTACCCATAGAATCACGCCTATTTCCATCATGTGGGTAGGCTATAGGAATGAAATGTGGCCTTGACCTGATTACCGCAGAGTGGACAGAAGGACTGGCCTTTGATGCCCTATAACAGTCATATATGTAGAATATCTCTTCCTCAGTATTCAAAGCACACCATACAACAGCAGTAGGATGGTCCCATCCAAAGTCTATTGCTGCTATTCTAGGCCAATGATCCTCTATATTCAGTGGATCTACCATTATTTTCTCTTCCCCAAGGGGGAATATCAGTCCAGAACCGATAGAAGGTCTACCATTCTTTCTCATTTCCCTCTCATGTGGGCTATATGAGGAGAGAATCTGCTCCATTACAGTTTCATTTAGGTGACCTTTCTCCCCATTCATAGAGGAAATCTTCTCAGATGCGTCATCCCATGTCGCATTTGTAAGGGATTGTCCTGATTGAAGGTTATTCAGGAAGGAAGCAACTGTCTCTGTCATCCCTGCTTCCGGTGTAAAGGTCATATAAACCATACCTTTACGATCTAATGTTCGAGTAACTGCTTGACTATAGATTTCTCTTGATGGTTCCTCGTCCAACCATATACAATCTACACTCCTACCCTGCCATTTCTCTACACCCATCTCGTAGGCTTTGAAGAATAAAGAAGAGTTCCCACCGCTAACATGGTGAATGAGAGCCACACTCTTCGCGTTAGGTACTCCAGGTTTTCTCTCGGTCTTTATTATTAAATTTTTCGGTATAGTACCGGAACCGAAAGCCTCTGGATCATCGGGGGAACCCAATAGCTCAAACTGTACAATGTCCCTTGTCGTTTCATTTGAGACACCACCAGCCCAGGCTATGATAGGTTGCCGGTATACTCGTCCTTCCCACCAGTCTGGATACAATCCAGTAAGGTGATAACTCAGCTCCATGCTACCGCAGAAACTCTTACCTATGCGGTTAGCCGCCATCAGGAGCCTCTGGTTGGCCTCTGAGCCTGTTTTATGGAACTTTAGCTGGTAGGGGTAAGGGTCGTAAGAATCAATCCTAGAATAGCGTTCACGCTGTCGCTGCTCCCTTAAAAGCTCTAGCCTCCTAGTGTTTTGTGAGAGCGTCGATTTCCCTTTGGATTTCTTCATTCGACATCTTTTCTATATTGGTCTGTTCAATTCTTTCTACAGGTTTCAGACCGGCCCTGTCCAGTATGTCTTTAACTGCTCCCAGTCTAACAGATTCACTCTCCGCTTCTTCCGCCAGCTTTGATAGGATGTTAAGAGTAACTGGTACTTTGTCTGCAAGTACCTTTTGAGTCTGGTCATTAATCTCTTCCCTTAATAAGTTTTTAAGTTCGTATCCTTTCTGCTTGGCAGTCTTTTCAGAATAGCCAGCTTCCACTGCTGCCCTAGAAGCGTTACCAGTGAGAGAGTAATACTCAATGAATTTCTCTTGTCGTTCTGTCATTAGAATCCACCAGCCCATCTACCATCTGCTGTTTTCCTTAGTGTAGACCCATAAATTGTACTAGGATCAATACCCTTGGCTTTTGCCCATGCCCTCTGAGCATCACCAGAAGTTAAGGCAATTATTGTGGCAGATTTCACATCACCCCTAGCGGCAGCAACTGCATCAGATATATTCTTTTTAGAGGTAACAACTTTCTTTACAGATTTTGTAGCAGTAGATTTTTTAACAGCCCTTTTTACAGCTTTCTTAGTATCTGCTTTCGCCTGTTTCTTTGCAGCAGACCTTTGCTCTCTTGCTTCTCTTGCAGCCTTGTCTTTTGCAGACTCCCTTGCTGGTTCAGGTTTAGACTCTCGTACAGGCTCTATTGCTTGAGGTTGAATCACTGGTGGATGAATCCCAGTAGGATAGTCTATAATAGGTTGTGATACCCTTGCTGATGGTGTAGCAGGTGGTGCAGCTACTTCTGGATGTCTTCCTGGTAATCCTGGCCGAATATATGGTATCTTAGCCGCCTTATTCCAACTGGGGTCATAAGGAGGAGCTTCATAATCCACACCTAATGGATTAAATTTATCGAATTGGTCAAGTCTATTCTGTAAATCTTCCTGTTGTGCCGCAGCATCAGGAGGAGGAACATATCGTGGAGGCAGAGTAGGTGATACACTTGCCTGTGCTGTAGACATAGCCTTTGAAAGAAGATCACCAAAAAATCCTCCAGTTCTCTGTGCTGATGGGTTCCATTCAGGTACTTCCTGTAAATTAGGATCAAATCCCCGATCTAAAAGACCACCAAAGAATCCTTTGGTCCGGTCCCAAAGTCCCGGTTCTTGCCTAAGTTGCATTTCCTCTAAATCATTCTTTCGTCGATATTCCTCTATACCAGCAGGGGGAACATAAGATGATCCAGGAGCAAAGTTCTGATATCCACCAAAGTCAAAGTATGAACTTGGCTCTTTACGAATTTGACCAAACGTAGGGCTATTTGGATTATCATCTATTTGCTCAGAAGTAATACCCTGCTCCTCAGAAATCTTACTAGGCCACATCATTCCTAGTGGAAGACCTAATCCCAATGCTGCTGCTGGTGCTGCCCCAGATAATAAGCCACCTAATCCAGCAAAAAAACCACCACCGCCGGGGGGTCTTGGTACATCCACCTTTAATGGATTAGGATTCAAAGCCCTTACTATCCTTCTTGTGGTAGGGGTTGTGTTTGTTGGAGGGAATGGACTTCTTAATGTACCTGCTGCTAAATTAGCAGTTTCCTCTTTAGGCCTATTAAAAACATTATAGATACTACCACCAAGATTTTGAAGCCCTCGCTCCCAAGCAGGTGCCTCTGACAATAATCCTCTCCAATTCCACCTTGCGTCTTCCAAACCAGTACGTGGGCCTTCACTAATTATTCTAAGAACCTCTGATATAGGTTCTCCCTGCTCAATCGCCTTACCTGATTCAAACAATCCTTTGCCCGTTTCTGTTGCTAATTGGTATGCGGTACCAAGCCCCCCTAGTATTGCTGTCGGCAAAATGGATCGTCTACCAACATCTGCTCCACCTTCATAATGATATCCACCTTCTCCATATACCGGCAAACCTTCTTGCCTTAAGGCTAGATTTGAAGCTAAATGCCCTTGCATGTTTTCAGGTGACATACCACCCATACCACCCAGCACCCACTCAGAAGGGGAATATGCTCCCCCCATTCCAATACCATTCAGTGCATCAGTTGTGGCAGTCTGATTTGAAGGGAGTATTGCTCGAGCAGCTACTCCAGGTGATAGTCCATTAGCCATTGTTAATACCTACCACCAGTCGGATAATAAGGATCTTCAGTCTTTTCCATTAACCTTCTAATCCTGTTTCTTTCCTGTCTGGTCATTATTTTTCTTTTGGCCTTTTTCCCACCCTTTTTTACATCTTTCCCTCTATCCATAATAAAAGAAACAATCATGTCCCACATTCCTTCAGGTGGTAAATCACCACCCATAGCACTAACACCAGGCAATCCAGAAGACACAGGGTCTCTAAATAATCCCTCTTCCTGAAAGGAGGGAATCCTTGATGCACCACCCCTGATATCACGCCCATACGGAGATGTACCAACAACAGGTGCAAAGCGATTAATTCTTTCTCTTGTTCTTATTGCATCTATTATGGGTGAAGGTGTGGTTGGAGAAGGAACTTGTAGCCGAGGTCTTATTTCTTCACCTGCAGCCAGAGGAGAAGGCATATTAGCCCTACTCCCATAGTTCCTTGCTGAGAATCCATGAGCAGTTTGCTGAAATGGATTCAACCTGGGATCATTAAATTCACTTCTGTTTGCTTCAGAAGCTCTATGCTGTTCTCTTAGCCAATCTATAAATGCCATAACTAGCCTCTCTTCCTGCTCCCTTTCATTGCACGTCTATAGGCAGCTTGACCCTTCTTGGTATAAGGGTAATGAATCTTCTTTCCTTTTTTAGTTGTTCTTACAGGCATATTCTAGCTCCAAGGTTTTCTCCTATGTCCTAATATCCTGGATTTAATACTATCGTCTTTCAGACTCCCTGATAGGTCTGATGGCAGGTATCCACCACCACCTCTACCATACCTGCTGTGGCCTTTACTAGCTTTCTTTAGTTTCTTTGTTTTTTTCTTCTCTGGATCTTGAGCAGTTAGATATGCTTGTATTTCTTCCCACTGTGGTTTCCATGGAAATTGAATACTATAATCTCCCTCTTGTGAAGTCAGAGTAGAAGGAACTGCTGTACCCTCTTCCCATCTTGTTGCACGTGCTGGATTTTTTTCATTCCATATAGGACTCAGACTTCTTAATGTTACAGGAACCTCATCTACACCAACATCCTTCAATCGCTGCATACGATGTCTACCTTCATGCCCTACAACCCTGGCATTACCTTCAGCATCATTCTCTAAATGAAGATATGGAATAGACTCCCAATTACCTTCTGGTAATCTCTCCATTTTTCTAGGATCAGAACCTTTTTCTGCAAGTTTTAAGAATTCATCAGGAGACATAGAAACTACTGTTTCCCTAGTACCAGTCCTGCCAGCCTCAACCAATGCAGATTTTATACCCTTTTCATTGAAGTAATCAATACCTCTGCCGAACCTGCTGTGGCCTTTACTCTTGCTTTTATCTTTTAACGCTTCTTGTCTAATCTTATCCTGCAGTTCTACCCATATTGGAGAACCTTCTGGCGTGGTACTAATAAAATTATCTAATATATGGCTTTTTGCATCTTTAAGTGTACGAGCATGGTCGCTATATACCCAGGGATCGTCAGGATATGGAGAATTCTTAGGATCACTAATATCAATGCGCCAATCTTTTGTACCTGTTGTTTCTTTCCCTTCCTGTCGCGCCCTATATTTCTTACCAGCAGGATCAGTTATTTCATACTCCCCAGTATCAATTCTCTTTGACTGCATATACTCTACAATGAATTTCCACACAAGAGGGTTCATTAGATGTTCCTTATATTACTTGAAATTACCTTTTGGTGAGTGGGGAGAATATATATAATATGTAAAAAAGCGGAGGGGGTACCCCCGTAGCGTGGTCC